TATTCACCAGTTAAATTGTTTACTGGTAAACTGTCAAATATTTCAGTGTTAAAACCATTTGTTTTGGTGTGTGTTATTTTATTAAAACCTTTAGTTTGCCCTATATAAAAAGCATCTATAAAAGTTTCAGCTAAATTAAAATCAAGAACACCATTAGTGCTTAAAGGAAACAACTTTACTTCTAATTTTGCTGAATTTACTCCGTTAAAAGATATATCGTTTAATTTAGTCTTGTAACTATGCCACCTGTTATAACCACTTGCTTGAACTAATTTAAAAAATTTGTCATCAGTAAATGTACCTGTGCTGAATTTATTGTCTGTAAAGTCATACATTAAATCTACTGTCCCACTTCCAGTAGTATCAGCACCAATAGAAATAAAAAATCTTGAGCTTACAGTACTAACAGATTGAGCATCTCTTATGTAATATGAAAATCCTAGTTCTAAATCTTTACCAGACAAAGCAATTGTAGAAGATAGAAGTGTTTTTACTAAATGATTTGTTTTATCATCAGCCGTAACAGGAAACTTTTGATGCAAACAAAACAATCCGCTTACTGGAATAACACCAGGAACCACTGTATTCGGTTGCAATAATTCAACTTTATTAGGACTAGTTAGGCTACCAAAATTCCAGTTAAACGTACTATATCTAAAAGTTGGATTATAGTTTAATAGTTTTAATGGATTTATGTTAGTTGTTTTAATAGCTTCTTTTAATGGTCTTAAATATTCAATTGTAAGATTTTCATTAATAGGCTTTAAAACAGTTGGACAAGTTATCAATACGTCTTTAATAACATTTGATTTTTGTACACCATCTTTATCAAACACTTTAAATTCAATTAGTTCAGAATTTGTGTCTTTAAGTAAGTCAGATTGTTGTTTTCTTAATGCCATAATACAAATTTACAATATTTGTTTCACAAGTTGATAATACTCATAACAAGCCAATTCAGGGTTTATATCTAAATCTTTTGGTGGCTTTTGTTTTCTAAATAATCCTTTTTGAAATTCTTTATTTTCAGCTTTTATTACACCTGCATTGTGATAAATTGCATTTGCTTTCCATTGTTTTATTGGGTGACCTGCCCAAGTAAAGTTCATTTCTTTTGCTATTCTTGTTGGTTTATTTATTTTCCATAAGTTCCATAACACTGCCCACATATCGGCACACCATATTTGCAAAGGGTGATATTCTTTGTTTTGTTTTTTCTTTTTATTATTTAACCTAAAAACATTATAATAAAGATTTTCACAGTCAATTTCTACTTTTTCCCAAAATTCCGCATCAATATCTTTTAATAAATATTGTGCGCCACCAGAATTGTCTTGATTTTCTTTTAATACTTTTTTATCTATATCTGCTATTTCACACATTAAATTAAGAACATCTTTTCCTTTTGATAATATATATTCATAACCTATATAGCTTTTTGTATTGCTTAAATAATTATAAGGGTCACACCCACTTATTTTTGCTCCAAGGTCTAAAGGTTTTGTTAAAACAATATCGCAATCGTGATATAAAAAAGTTCCTCTGTATTTCCACCAATGTTTTTTAAAATGTTTTTTTAAAATATGAGGTCTTATACTTGAAATATATTTTATATCTTTTCTTGTATCAGGATATATATGAAAATTAACTTCAGGGTATTTATGTTTTAATTCTAAATAATATTCGATGTCTTTTTTAAAGTCAGAAAATATAATATCAATTTTTTCTTGCTCTATTCCTACATTAATAAAGCTATGAATCATAACATCTATTTGCCAACAGAAATACAATTCACCTGGCTGTGCGCAAATATATCTCATATTATGGACAAGCAGGGCATTCTATTAAAGTTAAAGTATAACCATTCCAGAAGTATGTATTATTTGCTTCCCTTATATAATTACCAGGTGTCACTATTTCACTACATAAAAAGTCAGTATAAACAACTGTTGATTGTGCCAAACTTAACCCATTACCATAAACAGTAACTGAACGACCTCCACAACAAGCCTCGACTGCAGTTGTACCTAAATATACACCGAATGAAGCACAAGGTGGAGAAGTAGTTATTGGAGCAGGAGTTGTTGTAGTTCCTAAATATAATTGACAAGAATCACAATCTGCAAAGTTTAAATATTCATCAACATCACCATCACTTCCTGAACCTCCATCTCTGTCACTTGAATAACAAACCACTCCATCACTAATTACTGCCGGAAAACTGTTAATGGTATTTGAAACCTCTAAAACAGTATCATCTTGCGAACAATTCGTTTGTAATCCTAAATATATTCTATAAAATATTGAAGGTGCTGCGGTTGTTGTTGTTGTTACTGGCGCAACAGTAGTTGTTGGATTACCAAGACAATCATCACAGCTTATATAAGGGTCAACTGTTCCAGGAGTAAGACCTAAATTACCTAACTCAAATTTTGCGGTTGGATAACACCCTAAATTAAAATTATCATTTTGTACATCTGTTGCAATACTTCTAACTTTAAAGAAACAAATATCTGTGCTAATTTGTTTTACAATGTTAGGTAATTCATTTTTATTGTTTCCTATTATAACAAAATTATCATCACCACAACCTTGATATTCGGCAAAGAAAGTCATCGTTGGACAAGTTTCAGGAGGTTCTGTTGTTGCAATATCACAAGACCTAGAGATTGTAGCACTTGGTGCTGTTGTTAAATCAATAGAACCCTGTATTGTATAACAAGAAGTATTATCAGTGCTAATTACAACACTTTGACCAGGACTAAATAGAGTTGAAAATTGAACATTTACTCTTTCACCAGTTGTTTCGTTTTCTGCTATATAAGCATTAGGGTCATCAGCTCTTGCGCCACAATCTTCACAATTAGTAACAGCGCCCAATGTCGTCCCATTAAAATATCTATATTGAACTAAATCTCTTGAAAAATATTGAGCAGAAGCAAGTGTAGTACAAGTTGAATCAGTATAAACTTTTGTTGTGTCAGACAATAAAAAGTCCCCTCCATTAATATAAAATGTTTCTACAGAAATATCATTACAACATACTGCTTCAGCTGTAGAGGCTCTAAATAAAGTAATGCTTTTACAAGTTGTTATTTCTTCCGTTGTTACCTCTTCAGTTGTTTGTTCATTTGGACATACAATCGTAATTGTTGGAATTCCTGATGTACTTAAAATTGTTGTTCCTTGTATTATTGTAAAACAATCAGTTCCTGAATCTGATGATCTAACACCATCGCCTGGAACATAAGTATCATCAAAAATAGCTTGTTTAATAGCATTTGTTTCTATGTTATATAAATTCCAAACGTTATAAGTTTCTTGAGTTATCATCCCTCCAACTTTTTTACCACCAGTGTTTACGGCATAAGCATTAATATAATAAGGTGTGCCAGGTGTTAATGTTATTGGAATGCTTGACGTGTCAAGAGTAAAAGTAAAAGGAGAGCTTTCATTACCAGAAGTAGTTATTGCATATTTAGTATTGTTTTCATAATTAAAAGAATCTGTACCAAAATAAAACCCATATTCAGTTACATTAGCATCACCAATGTCAGTCACTTGTCCTCTTAAAGTCATTCTATCATCAAATACTTGTGTTGCTAAAGGTGTTAATGTTGCCACTATTGGAGATTCTGGTTCAGGAGTTTCTGTTGTAGTTACATCTTCAGCAATAAAAGACCTTGAAGCTCCAACTCCTTCTTCATTAATATTATTACTTGCAAAAGCTGTTACATAATATCTTTGATTTTCAGTCAAACCTGTGACATCAAAATCAAAAACATCAGTTGTGTCAGTTGAAAAATACTTCGTGTTTTGATTAAATATTGAACTTGTACCGAAATAAAAACCTCTGTTTATAATGTTAATGCCTCTATCGTCAAGAATTTGACCATTTAAAGTTGCACTTGAGCTTGTTATACTTGTCACAGCATTTGTAGCAACCGATGGAACCGATGCTGGTTGTTCAGATACAGTACCCTCAAGTTCATCTAATAAAACATTAGGGTCATAAGCAACTCGCCTATCATAATAGTTATGATTTGATATAATATACCAAGATGCATTAGATTGAAATATTCTTGAATTAGTGTTTATTAGTAATTCTTTTAAAACTTCTTTTGCATTTCTTCTAACAAAATCTTTAGTTAAACCAAATTCGTGAATATACATATCGTGAAAAATTGTCAAAGATTGTCTAATAACAGTATTGAATATTTTACCTCTTATATTGTTTTGAATATATATATCAAAATCTAAACCTGTAAACTTTAATATTTCTTTTATATAATAAAATGCAGAGTCATAATTATTTTGCTCTCCAGAAGCAACTTTAATATTTCCTCCATCTTCTGTTTCTATTCCTCCATAAGGTGAATTATAAGAATCAAGAGTTCCTAAATTATCTATTGCTACTAATTTTAAATCATAAGGGCTTGATATTAATTGTTCAATGTAATTGTCAAATATTAAAAAACCTTCCCAATAAACTTCAAAAATTTCTCCTTTTTGCCAAAGAGTATCTGTGTTTTCCCAATTAGTATTTGCTACTTCCCAAAGTGGTGAATCAAGTGTTATAGTATCATCTTCTTGACCTGCTAATACTCTAACCTTATATTCTCTTTCATTAAAATTTGAAAACTCATCATAAGTTACATTATCAGTTACTTTTAAATTTATATCACAACTTGAACCTATAATTGGGTTGTAAAAATCATCTTGATTTTCATATCTTATTACAACTGGGCTACCAGTTCCAACAATAGGCAAAATATCACCTTCGTAATCTTTTTTTAATATTTCTAAAGTTCTTTTATGACCTCTGTTATCTGAAAACTTCAGTTCATATTTTACTCCGTATGTTGCCATTATAAAATTCTGTTTCTACTTTTTTCAGCTCTTTGTAAAGCTACAACTAAATCTTGTCCTCTTAATACAAATTCACCTGAAACATTTTGTGAGCCACCGCCAATCATTGCTTTTAATTTATTTAAAGGAGCTATAACTTCTGGATTGCTTCTCACTCCACTATAATCTCCAACCATAACTGGTGTTTGACCAAAAGCTAAACCACCTTTAGCCATACCTGGAATCGCAATACCTCCTGATAAAACTTTAAATATTTTTCCAAAAGCAGCTAGATTCCCCCCTAAAATTAAAGAAAGAATTGCCGCTGCAGTTGCTGCTGCAACTAATCTTGCTATTAAACCTTTTAAAAGAGTATAAATTCTTTTTAAAGGGCTTTCTCCGTCTGCAATTGCTGCAAAACCTTCAGTTAATGCTTGACCAACTTGAGGCATTATTTGAAAAGCTAAATATTCAAAATTAGATAAAACTGGTTGTATTGCTCCTTTAATTGATTCACCTGCTTTTAAAGCGGCACCTTGCATAGGCTTAAATCCTTTAGTTGTTATTGAACTTAATACAGAAACAATCTTTTTACCTACGTTGTTAATTACACCTGAATCTTTCTCAATATTAGGAAATAAAATGCTCGACAAATCTCTTTGTTGACCAGGTAGCAATGGACCAAATGAAGTTAATGGAGCTGATGATATACCGCTAATTGTTGTTTGCAAATCATTTAATAGTCCTGTAGTTTTTTCAATATCTTTTTGTGTTTTCGGACCATACATCATCTCGCCAAACCTTCCCATTTGAGCAGTTGGCATTTGTTTTGCAGCTTGTATCATTTTACCAAAAGCAGCAGCCAATGATAATAACAAAGTAATCATCCCTCCTCTAGCAGCACCAAGCAGTTTTCCAAGTCTTGAAAAAACATTAAATATTTTTTGTAATCCACCTAAAATTGCTCCTAAAAAAATAATAATTGGACCAGCAACAGTAGAAAAACCAGTCAGGGCTAAAATGAATTTTTTTGTCTCGTCACTTAAATTTTTAAAGTTTTGTACAGCTAAACCTATTTCTCTACTTAAAGCTGGAACACCTTCTTTTAAATTTAAAGCGTCTGCTATTTCTTGTCCAAGTTCAGCAAGTGCTATATTTACATTATCTTTTAAAGTAGAGAATAACCCATTGAGAGTTCCACTTAATGTTTCCATTCCGCCTTCAAATTTACCACCCTCGGCAGTCGCATTTTTAAATGCTCTGTCAAGTAATTCAAAGGTTATTTTACCTTCTGAAGCCATATCCATAATCTCTCCTTCAGCAACGCCCATTTCCTCGGATAATACTTGTAGTATAGGAACCCCATTGTTAATAAACTGACGTAAGTCCCTAGTCATTACACGACCTTCTGCTGCAGCCTGTCCAAATGCTATTGCAATAGATTGTAAGTCACCTCCAACAATTCCAGCTACGTCACCAAGCATAGATAAACTATCAAATGCTTCATCTGTAGTTAAACCAAATCCCATTAAAGTATTATTTACTTTAGTTAAATCTGCTAACTGAAATGGTGTTTTAGCACTAAATTGAACTAATCTTTCAAATGCTCTAGCACCTTCTTCGGCAGAACCAGTTAAAACATTTAAAGTCGTTTGTAGTTTCTCAAAATTTGCAGCCTGTTTTACAGCCATAGTTCCAACAGCCGCTAAAGGCAAAGTAAGCCTTGTTGTTAATGCTCTACCAGTTCTACTTAAAGAGCCACTAAACTTTTTTAACCTACCCTCTGCTCTACCAAGTGCTTGATTTAATTTGGAAGAATCCCCAATTATATCGACGTGAAGTTTTTGATTATCTGCCATAGTACAAAAATACTAAAAAATACCCTACTCGTCTTTTTTTATATTATTGACTTTATCAAGGAATTTTTTATATTGTTCTTTTGTAGATTTTACCTTTTTAACTCTAATGTCTTGAGGCAAAGGAAATAAGTTCTCTGGCTTTAGCATTTGTTGTTTTTTACTACAATTGACATTATGTATCATAGTAGCTAAAAACCTGGTTTGTTCCCACTGTAAATTCATTTTGATAGAGTGCGCTTCAGAAAGAAGTATATTTTCTTTCCAAGTGTTACTCCAAAAATTATCAGGGATAATACCAATTTGTCCTATATAAAAATCTGTTAAATCTTCCCAGGAAAGTTTATCTATTTTTTTTTTGTGTCATCTCCTTTTCTTGATAAACCAACATTAAGTTCATTCCCAAGAATTTTTGATTCCATCATAGAGGCAATAATTTTTTCTAAATCTTCTGGCGTAATATCCTCTAACCAACTTCCAACAGAATATTCATTGTAGTCAATTTCATTACCATTTTCTTGGTCATACGCCAAAAGTCCAGAATATATTAAAGTTCTAATTGCTTTTAGGGAAACTCCTTTTTCAAATACAGTGGCAATCTCCTCTAAAGATATATCTAATATCTCTGTAAAGTTTGCCCAAAAGTTCATTGAAAAATGAAGTACTCTTTCTTTACCTCCAACATTAAGAGTGTAATAACCTCTTTTTTTGTTCATTTATTATGAATTAACTGTAGCTGTTATAGTTCCAGTTACTTGAATAGTCCCACTGTAACTAACGGCAGATTCCATTTCTCCTGAAACCTCTAATCCTGTAAGGAATCCCTCGCCCGTATAAACAGTATCTCCACTTGTTTCTGTCCCGTAGCTAAAATCCACCTTGGTACGACCTAATAAAAATCCAGCTAATTCAGTAGCACCATTTGAATCTGTATAATCTACAAGACCATCAAAAGATATTTCACCTGAAATTAAACCTGCAATGCTTTCAGAGAATCCAGAAGAATCCTTTGTTGTAGCATCTGCCATATCATTTGTTAGAGAAATTGTACAAGAAGTCGTGTGACCTATTGCTGCTAAAGTACCACCATCTGCGATGACCTTTAAAATTAAATTTGTTCCATTATATACTGTACTTGCCATAGCTTAAAATTTTTATATTACAAATATAATTAATTTTTGATTAATAGTTTTTATAGTCCTGTTTTAAATAATAGTTTCTTAATAATGTTATTCCAACTGGTCTTAAACCAATTGTTAAATGTTCTAAATTGCTGTGCTAACCATTCAAATATTCTTACCATTTCTTATCGTTTAAAAGTTGTATAATCTTAATTACTGTATAAACCAACGTTGCTATTATTAGAAGTGATTGTAGTGCTTCGTTTAATTGTGATATTGTTATTACGTAAGTAACTATTCCTAATAATGTTGGTTCAAATCCATTCATTTTAATTTATTTTAAATGCCATATATATATAAGTTGAACCACTTGCATTTCTGTCAGCATCACCATCTTCCATTTTAAAACCATTAGATTCAAAAGATAATCTTAAACCAGTAAATTCTGTATCAGAAGTATTTGCTCTCAACATTGGTTCACCCCTAACACTATCAAACATATTCCAATTTCCTGTCCCACCTGCTGACCTTTTTACCATTACAAAGTCAGGTTGAAATCCTGTTGTAATACTTTGTGTTGTTCCATTACCAGTATAACTTCCAAACTTGCTATATCCAGCTACTGAATGGAAACAATATGCTATGTATTCATCTCCACTTCCTGATAAACTTGTTCCAATATTAAATATTGTTGATGTTGGAGGTGTTGAATTAAATAAACTACCACCTGATGAACCATTACTTGTTTCACCATCACTTGTATTTAAATTAACAAAATAATAAGCAGGATTTGCACCTCCGTTTAGGTAAGCATTATATGTGTACCAAGGACTTGTGCCAGTTAATCTTTTTGTAATTATCATTTCAGGAGCTGCTGAAAGTCCGTGAGGAATTTTACCTGCAGAACCATTCCCAGTCCATTTAGAAATACTAAATCCTGCATTAGCATTTGCACTAACTATTGATTGTAAAGATATTGTTGTTTTAGTACCTATGTTAGCAGTACTTGTTTGACTTGTAGTTTCATTATATAAATTAGTAATACTCGCTGCGTTTAATTCTTTATTATATATTCTTACTTGGTCAACTTTTCCTAAACCTTGATAAATACCAAATCCTATTTCTAAATTACCAGTTCCTTGATAATCTGCTGATGCAGTATCTGAAGCATCTAAACTTCCATTTAAATATATTTTTCTTGAATTAGTACTTGCATTATAGGTACATACCCAATGTTGCCAAGTTCCATCAGTAGTAACATCTGTAGCTGAACTTAAATCATTAGCATAAAAAGCAAAGTTTAGTTTACCATTAGAATCTCGCCTACCTATTAATAATTTGTTGTTTGTTGATTCTGCACTATCGGTACTAATAACATAAGAATTTGTACTTCCTGTTGCTGAATTAGCAAACCAAAATGATATACTAAATGAATTGTTTGCAAGACTAAAATTATGGCCAGTATTAATATGCCAAGAATCAAATTGTGCAGCATAATTAAACTTACCTGATGATGTCCAATTTGCAGTTCCTGTTACCGTTCCATCATAATTACCTAAAGCATCATCTGCATTTTGATTTAATTCATATATTGCAACTGCATCTGCATCTTCTGTAGCTTCTTCTATTGTTGCTTCGTTATCATCAGCTTTAAATGCCCAAGCAACGTATGTTGAATCTGAAGCATTTGATTTATTATTAGCTCCAAATGTAACACCATCTGCATCAAAAGATTGTATTCCGTTTGTAACAGTTGATGCTGCTTGAGATAAAGATGGATATATAAGACTTCCACCACCTCTAACACTATCATACAATCCGTGGTCGTATGCTACTGTTCTTCCTTTAGTCCAAATCATTGATGGTGAAAAACCAAATCCTGTTATAGATTGTGTTCCACCATTACCTGAATAAGTTTTTACTGCAAAACTATCTGCAAGTGTTGGTTGTTCTGTGTCAGGGTCTGCAGCAAATGCCATATAGATAAATGTATTACCATTTTCATTTAGAAAGTTTGATACACTTGTTCCTCCTGCTACTTGAAAACCATTAGAGTAAAAGTTTATTGAATCTACAGTATTAGTAAATTCTGCATTATTTAAATTAGGTCTTAACCAAGTTTGTCTTGGATTTGTTGTTGCTCTTTTATTATCAACAATTGC